GTTGATGTTGGAAAAAGAACATCAACTACATTAATGTTTTTTCTTATTATTGATATATACCATCCACTAACTTTTACGCTTCCACTTGCATCAGATGTTACGTGTAATTTAGCAGGATAATCTCTTATTTCCTCATAAGCTAAATCGAATGGAACATTAAAAACAGTTTCTATGTCTGTCACAGCAGATTTTATCAGTCTATTAGCTATATTTAAAGAAAACTCTTTAGTAGAGCCAGCTCCAAAAGTAGCATCTAATAATACTCTTTGATTTGCTGTTGTTGTAGTTATTTTTATGTCTATACGTAAATCTAAAGTATCACCAATGCTTAATTGTGAAAAATCAAACTGATTTAATGAACTATCCCAAACACTAGAAACTCCATAAGGAGCATTTGTTAGTGCTGTGTACTCTCCGTTAGCATCATTTGTAAGTAACGTAGGTATATCTGAAACTAAAACAAGAGGAGTTGTATTTGTTGCATCATCAGCATAATGAAATGTCCCTACTGAATTTAAGTAGGTTTCGGGTGTTTCAGGTAAATCTGCTAAAACTACTTTATCTCCTGTCGCATTAGTAACAAGCATTTTGTTTGGTATGATAGTATCAAACGTGTCTGCTAATTGAGTTAGATTTTGGTAGTTGTAAACAGTATAAGTTTCAAGTTTTAACTCGCTTTCATTTACTCTTAATCCTTGACCGTCTTTTCCAAAGTATGTGAAAGTATCAAGTAATTCGTCAAAACGGTCTGTACCTGTTCCTCCACCACCTATTGAATCAATCCAATCAAAAAACCCTACAGCACGTAAAGTTGTAAATAATTGATATACAGAAGTGAAAGTATAAGTAGTACCTGTTTCAAGAGTAACATCCGAATAAGTAATGTTTTGTTCTTTTATTAAGTTTGCACCATTAGATGTTTTGAAATGACATTTGTTCCCTACTACTGTAAGGTCATTACGCATATTTACTATCTCATTAGCAGTATCTCCGTTTACTACAAATGAATATTCTTCTGCTGCTAATTTTGTTATGAGTAATGTTGCCATTTCTTAGATTTTCATTGTTACTAATGTTACTATCGATTTGTTTTTAATACTAAACGGAGTTGATGTTGTCCCAATAGTAGAAAGTGTTTTGTTAGTATAAGATTCAGCATTACCAGTTTCTATATAATTACCTATATTTCCATTGTCTTGTGCTGAAGGTGTAAACCCTACTGTTAATGGCGGAATGTTTTCTACAGATAAAGTAACTGTATTTGCTCCAACACTACCTCCCATTGTTGCATTTGTAGTTCCGTAAGGCAAAGGAAATCTATCATCCCAATTTCTTGTTAAGTTGTTTCCGTTTGCAATTGCCCATCCTACTTCAAGGTTTATTCCTAAACCTGTGCCATCGAAATTAGCAGTTATATAAGCGTTTGAAACGTCTTTCATTCTCATATCCCCTGTTCTTGCAGTACGAGAATAAAGTTCGTTTAGAATATCTCTAATTTCCAAAGCGGTATTTGGTGTTCCATCCGCTATGTTTGTAATCGCTGATTGTAATGCTGTGTCTGTCATAATTTTATGTTTTTAAGAATAAATAATACTCCATTTAAACCTATATGTTTTAGTTGCAGCACTTGCAGGTATATTTAGAGCAAATGTATAATAGTATCTTGAAAATGTACCTCCAATACCTATTTGTTCATCTATTAATGCTTGGTCAGCTAATTTAGTGTCATATAAGGTATCTGTGTCACCAATCAAAACAGGACTATTTAGAGTTCCAATAGGTGCTTTTAAACCTTGATAAAACCCTGGTTTTAAAAATGATATTGAATGTCTATCTCCATTAGTAGTGCTGTTTGATGCTGTTTTATAAGCTGTTAAAATAGAAACTGCTATTCTACTTGCCCCAGACGCATCAAACAAATCTGCATCAAGAACATTACTTCTACAAGTAACACTTGAAATAGTTGCAACCGTATCTTCTGACCTCCACTCTCCTGTAAAAAGAATATTTCCATTACCGTCTAATCCCAATCCTGCTGAAGCGACTAAATTAGCAGTTGTTATACCAACCTTGTTCGTTTCAACTCCGTTTGTATGAGAAACCACTATTTCTGCAAAATCTAATGTATTAGCAGATACTTTATTGTTTGTCGCCCAACCTCCTGGCAATGGGTTTTCAATACAATAAAATTCATACATATTTCCGTTATTTGGTATTATAGTTGGAGCGTCAATAGGTAAATTTCCTATCCACCCACCAACGTTTGAAGGGAAAATAGATAGTCCGTGTTCCCCATTATTGATAACTTTTAAAGACTTTCCTGTTGTTGGTTGAGGTAGTTTAGTGGCATAGTTCGCATTAGTTACTGTCGAAAAAATATTAACACCATAATTCATTATAGATGTTGTAGTTTCGCTTGTGCTTTGCGCTGATAATGCATCATATACTGCTATAATACTTGATTGTTGGTCAGCATAATCAACTACCGCTTTCATATTAGTACCTACATCAGTAGGAGTAATAGCATAGTCTGTTGTTTCGTTTGTGATTTGGCTATCAATTTGAGCCTTTAGTTCTGAATTTGTCATTTTATCCGAATATATTGTTAAATTTATTATTATGTTTCTTGTGTATTAAATCTATTGGCGATGTTTGGTATATTAACCAATCATCAGCAGCCCAATCATTTGAATCGAAATCCCCTAAAGAAGCTACTTTAATTACATATATGTCATTTTCATTCATTGATAATTGAAACTCAAACTGTCCAAAGTTTTGCCAATCGCTTAATTTAGGCATTTCTACTGCTTGGAACAAACTTGCTCTTACTGAATTTACATACAAGTAAGGACTACGTAATATCAAAGATAGTTTTTTTAAGTTTTCAATTGACATTAATTCAGTACGATGTATTTCAATCTCGTTTACTTTTATTGCTTGTGTTACTGTATTTTGAGTTGATGTTTCATAATACGTTGTTAATTCTACTGTTTCAGAATCTTGGCGATACCAACTTTTAAAACCAATAGACTGATAATCATCCGTTCTTTTATCTTTGTAATAAAATTGCGTAGTTTTTTCTTGCCCATAATCACTAAGTATAAAAGGTTGAGTGTAAAACGTTTCTCCTATAGCTTGTGTTATCTTTAAATAAACCATTTTTATCCCACAATCCAAAGGCACATTTGTTAATGACCATATAACTTGAGGGTTGCCATTAGTAGAATTTGTTAATGAATCTACCATAAATGAAGTTGTAATATCTCCTAATACCACATCTCCACAAACAGACAAAACTTTTACTGTCCAATCCTCTAAATCTAATCCGTCAGGAGTATCGGTAACTTGCACATAAGCATTAAGATTATTAGGCAATAACTGAACTCCATTATATTTATTAAACATATCAATTTGACTACTCTTTACAAGTAGTGCTTCCTCTTTTGTACGAAATATATTTATTATAGGCTTAACCATTATTTAGAATTTCATATAGTAAAAATTTATTACAAATATATTGATTTTTTAGATTAATTTCATCCAATCTTTAAAAATGTTTAAATTTTCAGTTGTTGCTCCGTTAATACTCACTTTATTATAGAAAACAGGACTATATAATAATTGTCTATTGCTATCATAAACATACAACTTGTCCTCTTTTATCTCATAAACGATTTTTACTAATTGTGTTTCGCTGTTAATTGTTATGATTCTATCTTGTTTTGTGATTGTCATATTGATAGGGTCATACTTGCCCTCGCCAACTATTGTTAACTCTTTTCCTAAGTTTTCATATTTCATTGATTTAACGAAGAATTTTATAGGATTGCCATCGTTTCCTATTGTTCGGATATAACCTCTATCTAATCTAAGTTTTGATTGTATGGATAAGAAATCCTCGAAGTCTACATTTGCAAAGACCATTTCATTATAAAGTAACGGACTAAGTAGTGGGTTTCCAGGAGTGAACTTATTATCTTCCACTATTGTTTTTCCTCCGTAAACCGTAGTACATAATCCGTTATTTTTATAAAACGTATTTGTAATGTCTTTTGCTTTGTGGTACAAATTACAAGTAGCAAGATACGAATTATAATAATTATCTATGTTTCTTTTTACAGAATATCTTAAATTAGAGTAACTATCTTTTCCTGATAGGTTGTCAATGGTTACAAAAGCCTCGTCAGTATAGTTGATAAATGGTATAGTTGCAGCAAGTATTGTGTAGGTATATTTCGTGCTTCTTACACCGTCATTACCACTTCCTATTGCACCTGCCGATGTTCTTGTTAGTTGTAATTCGTTTGGACTTACCGTGTTTACTGTGTAATTTCCTGCATTTTTGTCTAGAGCAGAAATGTTAAAATTACTTCCTACTTGAATACCTAAAAGCACAAAGTTTATATCTTCAGTACATCTTAAAATAAGCCTTGAAGTGGTTGTGTTGTATTCGTGTTTCAAATTACTAACCTCGTCAATAGTGTAATCGTCTACGTTTGCTATTGTGTCTATACAAAACACATCATCATCATTTTGAGATGCTGTATCTTTTGATAATACGAATGATTTTTTTTGTGTTTCAGATATTAGGAAAGCATCTCTAATCCATTCTACTGTTATTTCTTTTTTGTTTTCAACCATTTTATTCGGCACTAACCATTCCGTTTCTCCGTGAACTGTGTCTGCTGAATTGATACTTTCGTTTTCTTTTAACGATTGATACTTACTGTACTTGTAGTTGAATTGGCTTATTGAATATTTAGGATTGTAAGTAATGTGCATACCTGAAAATTGAGTAGTGTCAAAAAACCACATTTCATTAGGTTTGTAATAATCTTCTTCAATCCCAAAAAACACACTATTGTTTATTTCGTAATCGCCATTCATTTCAACTAAGGACTTTTCTATGTCCTCTAAACTCACATAAAAAGGTTTGTCGGTTATAATTCCACGAGCAAGATTACCATTAAATAATCTATTGTCGTAAAACTGCCCTGCTGCTTGAAAACGTGGAGCATTAATTCCTAATCCACTAATAGATTTTATCACTTGATTCATAACGTCAACTAATCTAAATGTAGGAACTATTGTGCTGTACGCTGTGCTTTCTACTGAAATTTCTATTGATGCTACATTAACCGTTGCTGTAGGGTTTGTTAAAGGCTCGTAAGTTTCTTTTAGTTTCCAACTAAGAAAAAAAGACAATTTTTCGCCTCTATTTAATATCGGTATGTTTACAGTATAGTCGTTTTTTAAGTCAATATTTTTACCTTCTTTTGCCTCTAATATTTGAGGAACACCACCTGCCCATAAATATACCTCAACTACTGTATTAACATCCGAAGATGTAGTAAAAGAAACTCCTTTGATTTTTATATTTATATTAGAAAGATTACTTGCCGCTTCTATAAGTTGAAAGTTCTCTAATAAAACAGTAGTGTTTCTTGGGAGAAAAACACTTGAAACAGTTGTTGTAATATCAATATTAGACTTGTCTGTTTGAACGCAAGGATTTATAAAACCCCTTGCCGTCATTAGACTATTATTTGGAGTTTCAATCCATTTACTTTCCTGATAAGTGGTTTTTGCTTTCAAAAACATATTTGTCGGAACAAGTGGCGTAATAGCTTCTTCGTTTACATCTAAACTTGAAAACATATCCACTTTTACGCTTTTTAAACGCTTAATTGTTTGGTAGTCGCTATCTTGTATCACTTTACAAGAGAAGTACTCTAAATTGTCTGTTTTTGATGTTGAGAAGTCTAAATCTCCCAATATTGTATTTGTACCATCTATCTCGATTATCAATCTTACCTTACTTTCAAATCCGTAAATTTCATTGTAAAATAGAATTTTATCTAAGTAGTGGTTTCGTGTCCAAGTAAATCTAAACTCTTGCTCTCCACCATTGAATTGAATATCTCTTGCGTGTCCTTTTTCCTTTTGCATTACGTCAAAGGAAATGGTATTAAAACCAAACGGTTCATCTATTTGAACTTTACCAAACCCATCGTTTTTAAACTCTAAATAAAATAAGTAAGCCATATCTATACTTTTAATCCGTTTGCGTTTCCTCTGTCCTCTGCTCGTCTTGTAACGTTTCCTGATTTAGATACATAAGCACCAAAACCGTTTTTGTCAAAGTGTATGTTTTGAGTTGCTCTACTTCCTAATGTTTCAATCATAACATCTCGCATATCGCCTTTAGATATTCCGCTATTTACAACTACTTTCGGAGCATTGATACCATTTGAAGTCATAAGACCATTCAAATCATTGTTAAACATTAACTGTTTGGTTTCATCAGCAGTATAAACCTTATCGCCTTTCTCCATTTTAGTCAATCTTGCACCACTATTTGAACCGAAATCCTTAATATTCCCTTTGCTATCGGTAATTACCTCCGCACCTCTTTCTTGCGTCCAAGCCAAACCACCATCTGCATTGTCCGTTCCTTGCCAATATTGTGGCATTTTTTGAGCGAGTACCATTCCAGTTTGAACAGCTCCCATAGCACCTACCATAATACTTAATCCAGTAGCACCAATACCCATATCATACTTAGGAGCTTGCGCCCAAATACTTACAATTGCTTGAGCGGTATCAATAGCTATATTAAATATTGCTTGTTCTTGTTTTGCTTTAAATTCTTTTTGCGCTATTTGTTTTCTGCGTTTTTCATAATCTTCTTCTATTTTCTTTTTAGCAGCATCGCTATTTCCTGCAAAACCTATCGCTATTTCTTTTTGTTTATCTAAACGTGCATATTCTTCTTCAAATTTTCTTTGTGATATTTCCGAAATTAAATTAAATGAATCTTGTGCCGCTGTTGATATAGCAAGGAAAGCTGCCTCACCTCTATCTTCCATTTTATCAAAAACGCTTAATCCATCTGAATCTAACTGAAACATAAGATTAAAAGTATCTCCAAATCCTGATTTATCTGCAAACTCACCACCAAACTCATTAAATGCTTTATATGATGCCTCTAATGCTGCTTTTAGTTTATCTTCGCTATCTTTTAATATTTTCTTTTGTTCGTCTGTAAGTTTAAATTTATCCCCAAAAATACTGTCAGGCATTTTATCTAATTCCTTGAAGTAATCACTAAAATAACCAGCGTTTCTTTTTAATTGATTTTGAGTTGCATCTCCTACTGCTTTCCCAAAATCATTATCTACAGGAATTAAAAGATTTGCTGTTTGCCCTTTATTTAACCCTCTGTCTTTGGCTTCTTTATTTGCTAATCTTGTTTTTTCTTCGTGAGTTTTTTTAGCAATAGCAATTTCAACATCGTAAAGTCTTTGTGAGTACTTTATTTTTTCTTCTGTGCCAAATTTAAAAGCACTTATCTCCTCTTTATTAAAACTCAACTCATTGTTTAAATGGTCTGATAGTATCTCTTTTCTTTTGTTTAGACTTGACATATCAGCATCATACTTGTCTTTTAGTAATTGCTCCCTTTCTTTAGCTGCATCTTTTTCTGCTTTTTTTGAATTTTTATCCTTGTCGTTATTATAAATAGCATCACGTTCTTTTTCTAATCTTGCTATATTTTCTTTTATTATTAAACCCTTTTTCCCAGAAGTATCTGATAATTGTAAGATGCTCTTTTTTTCAGCCTCAATTTCTTTATCAATTAATTCAATAGTTCTTTCTTTTGTTTTGTTTTCATCTTCAGCATCATCGTTACCTCCCGATTCCCTAGAAATATTATCTAATTCTTTCAATCTCACTTTAGCATCAATTAATTGGTTTTCCATATCGGCTTTTTTAGCTTCATATTCATTAACCATTTCTTGAGTAATGCTACCTTTACCTACATGTTTTTTAAGGTTCGCTACGTGTTTTTCATAAAATTTCGCTTCTTTTTCTAGATTTTTTATGTTTTCTTGTTCGTCTATTTTAGCTATTCGTCTTTTTTCATTCCAAATTGTTCTTAGGTTTTCGTTATACTTTTGTAAAGTTGGTATATTTAATCTTAATGCTTTTCCATACCCATCTGTAGCTGTTATAGCACTTGGCGTTTGTTTAGACAATGTTTCTAACGCTTTATTTAATTCTTCTTGTTCCTTTGTTGTTAAATTAGTTTTTTTAGAAAGATATTCATATCTTTTTATTAATTCATCTGTAGAATACCAAACCTCTTTTGTAATGCTTTGAGTTGATATTAAAGTATCATTTGATTCTTTAACTGCTGCATTTGAATCTTGTACTGATACTGTAAACTTATTATATACATACAATAAACCTGCTAATGCAGCTACAACTAATCCAAGTATATTTGCTTTCATTGCAGTATTAAACCTTTGAGTAGCCGTTGTTGCCACATTTGTAGCAGAGGCATTAGCGAGTTGTGCTGTTGTTTGAAACCCTGTAACAGTTACATTCGCCCCTTGAGCTATAGTTGCTTCTGTTGTTGTAAACGCTAATATTTTTGTTTGAACATTAGCTAACATTAATGCTGTTTTATACGCTAACCACCCAACAGTTCCTAATACCAAAGTATCGATTATAGTGCCAAGATGTTTAGCTAATGATTCCATAGTGGAAACAACAACTTTCAATCCTGTACCTCCTTGCGTTGCGCCTCTTATCCATTCAGTCCAACTATTTTGCAATCTGTTTTGAGCAGCCTGCATTGTATGAACGCTATTTAAAGATTCTATCCCATAAAGTATTTGGAAGTTTTTAGCTATCAAAGGAACATAGGTAGCACTATCAATTGCTCCTTTTTTCATATCTTCATACAAACCTTTTTCAGCCTCTTGAATAGATTTTATAGCAGGGTGTAATTCCATATACGCCATTGCAGCAGCTTTAATTGCTCCAGGCATAGCATTACCTAATTGTTTTTTTAATTCCTCTGCCGTAACCGTTCCTTTCGACATCATTTGGTCAATAGCGTAGAAAGCAGCTTGTTGTTGCTCTAAACTTAACCCCATTATCGAACCTGCTTTAGCTATTCCCTCAAATGTTGTTTTTATCGATTCATCTGATAACAATCCTTTTGATGCGGTATAGAATTGTACGTATGTTTTTTGTAATGATTTTATTTCTAATCCCCATTTACCTGCAACCTCATTGACAAATTGTTGATTTTTAACAAAGTCTAAGTTTGTTTCAGATACCATTTTCAAAGCTAAATCCATACTTTGCAACACTTTTGTAGTGTTGTATATGTCCTTTACGATGTTTGCAAACATATAAAGTCCTGTAGACACCCCAAAAGCAGCCATTAAACCTGTTACGCTTTGTGTAAGTCCGTTAATCTTACGGTTTGCATCGCTAAATCT